GACAAGAAGTAAAACTATTATTAGTCGTGCTAGGGTATTGAATTTACTTAGCATCAATCTGGCTCAATCATGATACATTCGCCAGGACACTCTTCAGCTGACTCAATAACCTCCTCTTCTTTACCTTTAGGAACAGTGGCTAAACCCTCAGCTCCTTCAGGGTTATCATGAGATGATGAATAAATTTTATCCCCATCTTTTACATAATACAGTCCATCATCTAATCCAATGAAAACATCTGGGCATATTTCTTCACAAAGTCCGTCACCAGTGCAAAGATCTTGATCGATCCAAACTTTCATTTTTTCTACCTCTTACCACCATCATATTTAACTGCGTGTCCTTCAGAAACCATTAATTGGTTAATGTTTATATCATTAATATAGATCTCACCAAGTATGCGACCATACTTTCCAGATCCGTGAGATTTCATTTCTATGTCAGCTTGTGCGGAGTCTAGGGTATTAATAAGCCACTGTTTCGCAGCAAGCCCTCGTTTTTTCTCTTCTTTATCTCTTGTTCGTGACTCAGGAGCATTAATACCCATAAGTCGTACACGGCATTTATGCCACACATTAAAACCCAAATCAATTCTGACATCTACTGTGTCTCCATCTACAACTCGTAATATTTCAATTTTATAGTAATACATTTTAATCCTTAGATAGACAGAGGGGCGTAAAGCCCCCCAGTCAATTTAGCGCACCTAATTTCGTTTTTACGAAATTAAATTAACCCTTTGGAACATTAGACATGAACTTAAATGGTGCTTCTTCCATAGCATTTTGTAATGCTGAAAAGAATGCAGCGCCTGCTGCGATCAATGCACCTTCAATCGTTGACATTTCCATCCAACCTGTTTGGGTTGCGACTAAAACGCCAAGTCCTGCTTGTAGTCCTGTTCTAGCTGCTCTAATCAAAGAGACTTTGAAAGCATCTGATATTTGCATCAGTTAACTCCTAACTTAATTTTCTTTTGCAAAAGAAATGTCCCAAGTTTTTTTTCCTAAGACACCATCTTCTTTTAGCCCAAACTCTTTTTGAAGTTCAAGCACTTTTTTCCTTGAGCCATTACCAAACCAACCATCTGCTGTTAAACCTACAGCTTTTTGCCATTCTTTTAACTCTTCAGATTGGATCATTGGTACTTGTACTTTAAATAATGTACCTGGCCATTTAGGAAAATCTTTTGAAAAATCGTAAACTTCAGTTTCTTGTTGACTAGATTCTTGTAAACTTTTACTATATACTGGTTCTTTACCTGATACAGCAATGTATTCATTGTCACCTGTGTCATCAAAATCTACATATTTAACTAAAACTTTTTCGCCTGATAATATTGCGTCTCTCACAATCGGATATACCTTTTTATACGAATTTACGCTAGATCCTACAAATCCGTCAGCTTGAACTAAATTACTTGTTTGAGAGTCACCTAAAATTAAACAGCCACTAGTGCTCTCGTCTGTATTCCCTGTATGCCAAAGAATATACTCGAAACCAGGCACATTGTTGACATAGATCATACCTTTGTGCCAGTCAGCTCCATATTTAGCAGTGTATCTTGAGTGAAAGCCACCTTCACTACGAAGTGTAAGTTCATACACCCCAGCTGGAATTCTCGTTTCATGTTTCACTTTGACAGCCCTATATTCGTCCTCAATGGTATAGCAAAGGAACTTGCGTTTGTTGTCAGTAATATCAAATAATATACCACTTGTTGAGTCTGCTTGTGAACTTATCCTTAGAACTTCTAATATCATATCTATCTACATTTTACTAAATAGATTTTAATTTATGGTATTTAACAGGTATATGGGAAAAATTTTAGATTATCCCAAAAATACATCTTGTCCTCTGATGATACAGTAAAGCCAACTTGTGCTGGTGGCGACCAGTCACCAGATATGTCTTTAAACCATTCAGATCCACCGTCAACAGATGGACATTGCATAAACCACCTACCACGATTTGATATACAAAAGTAGTGATGGAAATGACCAGACAATATTAGATCAGCATCGCCTATTGGCTCTCTACCCATACATTGACCAGCAAACCACTTAATACCTTTATCAAATGCATACCTACCAGTTTTGACAGATACACCTGATCTAAACTGATGTCCGTGTACCATACCTACTATTTTCCCTGACACTTCAACAGTTGCAGATAATTCACTTTCTGGTATTTGAAACTTTACATGACCAAAAGCTTTCTTATTTTGAGAAAGGATCTCCTGGACTTGTTCTACGATTGCAACATCGTGATTGTCTGCAAAATCTGTATATGTTTTACCGTTGTTACGATTTTCTCCATGATTTCCGTGGATTGCTGAGATTACGACATTGTCAAATAGTGGCGCCCACTCTGTAATAGCTTTGACCATTATTCTACGAGCTACCTTAACCTGATCACGAAGATTTAACTGAACTCCGAAAGTTTGTGTGTCGTAATGCCCACTACAATTTTCGATAATATCACCTAAAGCTATTATGTGTAGGTTCTTAAGTTTTTTGCCACCTTTTCTTAATTTCAGTACATAATCTTTAAAGTCAGGGATCATTTGATTTAGACGCTCTACTATAGCTTCAGTGCCGTCACCATCAGGCTTACCTAACTGCCAATCTGACCAGGCAATAATCACACTATCATCTTTGTCAACTTTAGGAAGTTTAGGTTTTTTAACTTTCTTAACTTCTGCAATCAACTTGTCATAATCTGGATCGTTAGGATTTCTAGGTTTCTTAGATATTATTTTTGCTTTGTAATAGAAAAGTCGTGTCCCACCATCGACCATACTGTCCCAGCTCCTAACTTCTACAGGCTCTACTACATCATATAACTTTGGATCTAACTCTAGTTCTTTAAGTATATGTGTGAAATCTGTTATGTTTCCATCTGTTTGTGGCTTGGAAGTAATCTCACCTTTGTTACCTTTTAATGTGTAACCAGGATCATAACCCTTAAGATTTTCGTTGTTTTTTCTTTTTGCGTTTCCAAGATCACTGTTGTTTTTGTTATAATCTTCAAGACTTGACATAAAGATCCATCGTATTCTTAAGTTGAACTCTTATGGTGTCTAACATTAATGGACAGCCTTTATCTTCTATCAACCACTTTGCAGCAGTTCTAGCAGGTATTCCATTTTTAACACCTTTGCAAGCTTCTATCCACGCAGCCCTGTTGGATTCGTTTAGCTCTCGCCATGCAACAGGACCACTCTTGTTGCTTGACTCAGCAAAACTTGATAAAGAAGTCAAGGTTACTCTTCTTCAGTTACTGGTTTTGCACCATTAATTGAAGCAAGAACTTCTTGTAAAGCTTTGTTCTGAACTTTAAGTTCTGAGTTACGAAGCTCCACATTTGCTATTTTTTCAGCTGTATCTGCAAGCATAGCTCTAAGTGTTTTGTTTTCAGCTAGGGCTTTGTTTGCAATTTCCACAGTTTGTTCTGCGGAAATCTCTTGATTTTCCATATATTTACCTCTTTCAGTAACTTAATCAATTATTACAACACCATTATATACATAGATATGTTCAGAAACAGGTATTTAAAAAAAATGAGGGCAGGAAGTGGTGGTTCCTACCCTCTCCATAAATGGTGGTTTATGGTTAAATCTTATATATATATTACCATTACATTTTAAAATAACCAGATTTGTTAATTCTTAAATTTCCATTGTATTTAAATAGATCTTGACTTAATTTTTTCTTATACTTTTCGTTTGTACCTAAATAAATATTATCAACAGTAGACTCTTGCCTTTTGTAGGGGATATGAACTGCAAGTGGTTGACCTTGTTTAATCACAAACTCTTCTTTAGTCTTTACTAATATCTGTATATTTATGTTATGTATGTAGTCGGACTTAATAACACCATATGCTACTTCCCAGGGATTTGTAGATGAATATGGAAAGTGCATTTGCCTTACACTTACACCTGGATCAGTAAATACAAATAAAGGTAAATTTATTTTTAAGATACTAATAATACTTTTATCGTCATAAAAATTTAGCATTTGCTCTGGTGCGTGGCTACTTACATTATCATCTTTTGTGACTGAACTGAAGTCATGGTAACTATCAAATTCATAGTTATTATCATTGACTTTAATTACATAATCTTGAGGTGATAGTATCACAAAACCTTCTCGCCAAATATCAACGAAACTTGGACAAGTTCTAACTGTTTTTCTTTTTAGAGTATATTTAAGTGTTCGCCCTGGCAAATTGTCTGGTTTTACACCTTTATACCATTCAGGAACAAAATTTGATATTGGTTGTGGATGCAAAGCTTCATTATGATACCAACCTTCAAAACCATGCCCATAAACAACTTTAAATTTACTTGACATAA